CCTGATGAGTCTATCAACAGTCTAGTTTGATAAGTAGAGCCAGTCTGTGTTGTGGATTGACGTATTGCAAAATCACCATAACCGTGGGTATCTGTTTTAGTCCACCAAGAACGGCTATTACCATCGCTCCCATAATTATGTATCACACCACCGCCATCAAAAGAACCTGAGCCTACTACAGCCCTGCCAGTAACGTCTATGCCTGTGGAGGTGGTGGCTAGTTTGACGGAGTTGTCGTAGTAAGCTGTTACTGCTCCATTAGCATCACCATGCAGTATTTGCTCTGAGTTAGCGGTGTTAAGCACGCGAAAACTATCTGTCCTTAAAACCAAAGAGCCTGTGGTGTTTGTAAGGTAGGTAGTGCCTCCTGCGTGAAAGATAGATAAGTCATCAGAATCTCCAAACGTAGCTACGTCACCATCACCCAATGCAATGCCACCGTTGGCTGTGATTTCGCCTGTGACTGTTAAGCCTGCAAACGTAGGACTGTCAGTAGTAGCAACACCCTGATTCAAAGCCTTTACGGAGGCAATGGAAGTCAACTCGCTATCCATCAATCCCCCTGCGGCCTCTACGTTAATTGCGTCAGTGACATCTGCGGAGGCTTCAATGCCGTCTAGCTTAGACTCGTCAGCATCTGTAAACGCATTCGTGTCTGCATTGCTTTCGTAAGCGGTTTTAATCTCAGCAGCAGTCTGGTCTGCGGTAGCCCCAGACTCGATGCCATCTAACTTACTTCCGTCAGTAGCGACATCACGCCCATCAAAAGTAGAGTTGGTAGTTATAGCGCCTGTCATGGCTCCACCAGATAACGGTAATGCTATGCCAGTGACGCTAGTGCTAAATGTCGCAGATGCAGATTGATTAGAACTGTTACCAAGAAAGAACTTGCCATCATCAAGATTCGGGGTTGCGTTAGTACGTCCTGCACCCATCACTTTTATAGAACCTGACGAAGCGTGAGAGCGCGTTACTTTAGCAATCTTTTGAAGCTGAGATGCTTCCCCAGTTGGAGCAGTAGTTGATAACGTCCCTGTGTCTGATATATAAAGTTCGTCACCTTCACCAAAAGCAGACGTATCTAAACTAGACAATGTTCCGAAAGTTACGACAGAGCAGTTAGCATTAATGGAAACTGTTGCATCTACAATACCAAAGCATGGCATCTTGTTCGCATCATTCGCATCAGCTTTACTAACGACTGTTTGATTGCCGCTAATACCTGAAATATATACTGGGTCGCCTTTAGTTAATGCTTCCCCTGCTTTAGCTTGAAAAAGAATCGCGCCAGTAATGTCACCAGAAAACCCAGTAGATGCAACGTCACCTGTAAAGGTTGCGCCAGATAGCTCGGCCTTATCGGTATTGAGATTGGTGAAGTTCGCATCAACTTCGTTATTAGTAAGGGGCGAGCCTTTGCCTGCCCTTGTAGTAATAGTAGACATAGGTAGCCCCTTCTAATTAAGATGCAGTAAGTGTAATAGTCCAAGTCACTGACATAGTATCGTCAGCTTGCTTGTTCACCACCGGGAAAATAACGTGGCAAAGCATAGTGCCAGAAGTAGCAGCATTGAAGATGCCTGCCTCTGTAACCGCACCAGTGCCTTCTCCTGCCTCGAAAGATGAAACATAAGCAATGGTATTGCTAGAAGCTGTAGTGCTGTCTAACGCTTCCCTAGAGCCTAGAATCGACTCCAGATCAGTATCACCAGCCGCAGCAGCAGTAGTACCGCTACCCAGTGCCATGTGAGACATCACGCCAGCAGAAGCATCAGCCATGCGAGAGCAAATGTAGGTCAGACCTGCACTTACTACCAAGTTGTTAATTTCACGGCTTTCTTTAACCTTGCCGTCCTTATCTTTCAGAACTATCGCAACATCACCGCGTAGTTTTAAGTCATCATTAATCATAAATCACCTGTTAAAAGGATTGAGTGTAGCCGACATAATCTTCGGCAAAGTAATCGAAAGAGCAATAGCCCTGACCGCGCATCGAACCAGAATCGGATGCTCCCATTGTATCACTTATACCCCTAGTACTGGAATAAGCGAATAGATCAACGAGAGTTGTCAAGTCGGATCGAACTTTTACAAAGGTCATTTCTTGGTCATCATCTGCGGTGGCTTCACCGTCCAGATCATCTGTGACACCAGTGACCTCATCTATAAACTTGTGGAAGTCCATTACCTGGTCTTCAGCAACCAGGGAAGAGTCAGAGAGTATTTTGCTGGGCGAGAATACAGCTAAATCTGTCATAACCGTGGCATCAGCTAGACTCTTGCCGAAAGTCACCGATTCATCGTCAGTAAATGCACTAGCATCTGCAAATATCTTGCCAGGCTCAAGGCTAATAGACTCAGCAGCAGTAAACGCATCCGTATGCGATCTGTTAAATGCTGTCTGTATGTCGATGCTCTCAGCTACACTTGGCGACTCAGTCAATAGCTTGCCAATACCCAGGGTATCTATCTGATCAGCTAGTGACCCGGCATCACTGTGCGACTTGCCTATGCCTAAGGCAGCAGAGTCAGCAGTAGAAGATGAATCAGACTCAGTCTTCCCGGTACCCATAGCAGTCAGGTCAGTTACAGCCTGGGAATCGGCAATAGACTTACCTACGGACTTAGCTTGTACATCAGACAGCCCCAAAGCGTCAGCAAAAAACCTGAATATAAGGAAGTCACCAAAGTTAATGGTGGCAACGGCCTTCTTAAAGCCTATATCGGCTACGGCTTTCTTAAACGCTATGGCAGCTTTTATCATGCAAAGTCTTCCCGGATGTAAAACTCTAGTATCTCAAATACTGTTTCTACCTTGCCGCTGTCATAAGTAATCTCAATCTCGCCCTGGTAATAACCTTCCTTAATGTTTAGCTGGGTGCCTGAGAATGAGAATACTGCAATGCCGTCCTCAAAGTTATCTCCGACATCAGCAGCAGCCAGGGTGAATAGAGTCGCAGTAGTATCCTTCGCCCTAAACTTTAAGGCGCAAGAACCACCAGAAAAGTCTATAACACTGCCATCATCCGCTCTTTTTATAACGGCTTGTATTTGCGGGGCCTGGTCGCCCTGCACTAGTTGATAAGTCATCTTATTACTCCGGCTCAGTTGGCCATATTATATCATCTAAAGAGGTTGCTTCAGAGTGTGTTTCTGGTATGTCGCGAAGGGCTTGCCTATACGTTGTCCACTCAGCCTTCTTTGCATCTGTAAGCTGGGCATCGGGCATTTGCGTCCAATCACAAGAAAAGAGCTTAATATCTCGGCTGCCTCTTACATCTCCCCAAAACAATACACCACTAAACACCCAAGCTGAATCTATCCACTCATGGTATACGGAAGGCTGCGCGTCTCTAGTCTGCCAGCCATCGCTCCAATACCAAGTGCTTATGACATCTTGATCATTAGACTCATGGCTAATATGCCTAGCTACGCAGCCATTGTATGAATGTCCGTCAACATACATATCGTCAACAGCAGGACTGATCGTATATGCGACCTGACCGTCTGACTGAACCATCGCTACTTTTATCATGTCAGTATTCCAATTAGATTTGTCTTGAAGCCCCCGCCAAATGAACCGCTTGGACTTGGCGCTGCATTAGTGACTGGCGTTATTTTCCCAGCTATTGTCTTTGCAGTGAAGTCAAACTCCTGAAAGAACGAGTATATTATTGAGAAGTTAGGATAACCCTGCGGACTTCTACCAACATAGTTTTTACCGCTCATCAACGTATAAATTCCGCTCATAGACCCAACAGTAAAAGATGTTGGAGTAGTTGACGTTGACGATAGGTCATCAAACGATACAGCAGAAACCCTAAGATTAGAGTTATTAGAGCTGTAAGCCTGCTCACCATTAGCCTTGTAAACATTTAAGCCGTGATCTGGAGATGTATTAGTCGGCATGTCTCTTGATCGAACACCGATAAAGTAATCAATGCTAAAGCTAGAACTGGCCTGCCAAGGGGCAAAGAAAGCAAACCCATCCGAATATACTGCTAATGTTATCTGTCTAGTAAATGTTTGTGCATTAGGCTTGGCAAATATCAAATAATCAGTTGGCGTATTAGCAGGGAATGAAACCTTGTTAAGAGTTTGCGTACCAGCGGAATTAACATAGCTTCTAGTTACAGAGCCACTAGCATATGACGATATGTTGTCATAAGTTGCGTCAATCTGTGTAAAGCCTGATTGATTTTTAACCAGTATACCGTAGCTCATATCCTAAACACCTGCACGTTATAAGTGCCAGCGTTATTGCTGTCAGTATTAGTTACGGTAAACTGATTTGTTCCGATACTAAGGTCTAAAAAAAGATTGCTTCCCTGAGTCTCATTAAGGCCCCAAGTGCCATCATTAGTCAGCCCAGAGACAGATACATTAGTCGATGCACTTGCTGCGACTGATCCAGTATAAAACGCCACATAGCGAAACTCTCTATCAGTCGTATCTAGCCTGATATTAGAGCTTGCGTCATATACCTTTAAACCATAAGCCATTAGGACAGATCACCAAGCTGCACTCGCAGCGTTGATCCTTCGTAAATCTTTATAACGTCCGACTCTATCTCCATCCTAGAACCACTTGCAGCAGACTTGATGCTTATCCCTGCGCTTGCAGTTCCTGCTATGTTTACCTGACTAACATCAATAGTACCTGTCTTTAATAGACCTCCATTGATAGTAGTGATCTCAGTGCTAGAAGCATCAGCAAGCTCACTGTTTAGGTTTGTAAATGTGACCAATCCATCAAACTGAAAGCTGGCAAATGGAGTGTTAAAAGTAAGAGTCTGTGTGCCGCCCAGCGTAGCTTCTG